AATTAATGTTGAATTAGATATAAGACGTAATCAGAGTTTTGAAAAGACATACCCCGAGTTACACAGCATACTCTTTGCTAGTTATAATGAATCAGTACTTATTTAAATTAAAAAAATGGAAAAACAATCAATAATAGTCTTAGAAGAACATATTACAGCAATTAATACAATTGCCGATAGAAAGAGTGCATTTATAAAAGAGTTAGGTGAAATAGAACACCAAAGATTGATTCTCAAAAAAAGAAAAATAAAAGCAATCGAATTCTCTGATCAAACAGAAATTCAAGCACAGCAATTAGGAGCACATCTTGAAGACGTATACGGTAAAGGTAAGATTGATTTAGATACTAGAACTTTTTTACCTTTAACTTAGTTTTTACACCTTTAAGACTCTATTTATTAACGGTACATAATACTGCGAACGTAAATACGGTTTAGGTATAATGACGATATTTATAAGAGTACTCAATAATATAACTTTACAAACATGGCAGAAACATTAATTTCCCCAGGCGTACTTGCAAGAGAAAACGACATTTCTTTTATCGCACCATCCGCTATTGAAGCAGGGGCAGCAATAATCGGACCAGCAGTAAAAGGTCCCGTAGAAATACCTACAAAGGTTACTTCTTACGGACAATACCAGAACATCTTCGGTACTACCTTTACTTCAGGATCTACAAAACAAGAATTTTTAACTTCAATTGCTGTAAAGTCCTACTTTAACCAAGGTGGGAATTCAGTAATCGTAACTAGAGTAGTAAATGGATCATTTACAGCAGCTGATTCTACACCAATTACAGCAGGAGTTGGAGCAGCACCATTTGTACTAAATACTTTAGGAAAAGGTACAATTTATAATTCTTCTGGATCAGCTAACTCAGACGGTTCATTGGTAAATGGATCTCCTGACAATATTAGATTCGAAGTAGTAAACGTAGATAATACATCTGGTACTTTCGGTCTTTTAGTAAGACGTGGAGATGACAATTTAAAAAATAAAATAGTTCTTGAAACATGGAATGATTTATCATTAGATCCTAACTCAGAAGGGTACATTGAATCAGTAATTGGTAATCAATATAAATCTAAAGCTAACGACGGTACACAGTACTATGTCAATACGGTCGGAGAATATGTTAATAAGTCCAACTACATTACAGTAAAACAAGACTCAGTACGACAAACATTAGATTACTTAGGTAACGATGGATTAATTAGAGTAGCAGCTTCTACTGGATCTTTACCAACAGCTCAAATAGGAGCATTTGTAAGTGCAACCGGAGTTAACGTTTCAGCTACACAAGTACAGAATAAGTATTTCGGCGATATAGCCGATGCTGGATCTCAAGGTCTAATAGGATCAGATTATGCAAATGCTATCTCAATTCTAGGAAACCAAGATGAGTATGTATTTAATATTGTATCTGCACCAGGTCTTTTATACGAATTCGGAACACACAAAATACAGTTAGATTCAATTATCTCTTTAGCAGAATCAAGAGGTGATAATATCGCAGTAGTAGATTTACAGAACTACGGAGCAAACGTAACAGATGCTACAGGAACAGCTAAGACAGTTAATTCTTCTTACGCAGCAAGTTACTGGCCTTGGTTACAGACTCAATCAGCTACAGGTAAAAACGAATGGATACCAGCATCAGTTGTTATCCCAGGAGTATATGCCTTTACAGATGGAGCAGCAGCACCATGGTTTGCACCAGCAGGTCTTACTAGAGGAGGATTAGGAAATGTAATCCAAGCAGAAAGAAAATTAACAAGAACACAAAGAGACACATTATATAGTGCTAACGTTAACCCAATCGCTACATTCCCAGGAAGTGGTATATCAGTATTCGGTCAAAAGACTCTTCAAAAGAAGAAATCAGCGTTAGACAGAGTTAATGTTAGAAGATTGCTTATTGAACTTAAAAAATTCTTAGGAGATACAGCTAAAACTTTAGTATTCGAACAGAATACAATAGCAACTAGAAATAGTTTCTTAGCTACAGTAACACCCTTCTTAGAATCAGTTGTTCAGAGACAAGGATTGTATGCATTTAGAGTTGTAATGGATGACAGTAATAATACGTCAGACACTATCGACAGAAATCAATTAATTGGACAAGTATTTATTCAACCAGCTAAAACAGTTGAATTCGTAGTACTAGACTTTACAATTGAACCAACAGGAGCAACTTTCTCAGCATAATTTAAAAGTCGAATATTTATAATAAACAAACAATAAAATGGCAGTACTAGATCCTAACGAAATAATGTTTAAAGCCTTCGAACCGAAGGTACAAAACAGATTTATCATGTATATTGATGCAATTCCATCATTCATGATTAAAAATGTAACAGCTCCTTCTTTTACCGATGAAGAGGTAAAATTAGACCACATGAACTCTTATAGAAAGATAAGAGGGAAAAGAAGCTGGGAAAATATGGACTTGACTCTATATGATCCAATAACACCTTCTGGAGCACAAGCAGTAATGGACTGGGCTCGTTTATCTTACGAATCTGTAACAGGAAGAGCAGGATACTCAGATTTCTACAAAAAAGATTTAACACTTAACATACTAGGCCCTGTAGGGGATGTAGTTAGCGAGTGGGTAATCAAAGGAGCTTTCATAGTTAATATGGCACAAGGTTCTTTCGATTGGGCAACATCTGATGTAGCTGAATTATCAATTACAGTTGCAATGGATTACTGTGTATTGAATTACTAAAATTAAGTTTACTACCATTATATATAAAGAAGCTCTACTAACGTAGGGCTTTTTTTTTGGTTTATAGTTGGTTCTAAAGTTTTTTTTTCTTATATTTATATTTATAACAGTTATAACTAAATAAATTTATGTCACAAACAAACAAATTTCCAAGTGAAATTGTAGAGTTACCATCAAAAGGTTTACTTTATCCTCAAGACTCACCTTTAGCATCCGGAAAGCTAGAGATGAAGTATATGACTGCAAAAGAAGAGGATATTCTTACTAATCAGAACTTTATAGAAAGAGGAGTCGTAATTGATAAATTACTTCAAGCTCTTATTGTAGATAAGAAAGTAGAATACAATACATTATTGATAGGGGATAAAAATGCTCTATTAATTGCAGCACGTATTTTAGGTTACGGTAAAGAGTACGAATTTTCATACGGTAACGGTAAAGAACTTATTGACTTATCACTGCTTAATAATAAGACAGTAGATGAAACTCAGTTCAAAGACGGTAAGAATGAATTCGAATGGACAGCACCAGCTACCGGTACATCAATTAAGTTTAAACTCTTAACTCACGGTGATGAACAAAAAGTTCAAACTGAAGTTAGAGGTCTACAGAAAATCAACAAAGAATCATCAGCTGAATTATCAACTCGTTTAAAGTATATGATATTAGCTGTAGATGGAAGCGAAGAAACTAAAGAAATTAGAGAATTCGTTGATAATCGATTTTTAGCTAGAGATTCAAGAGAGTTTAGAAAACATATAGAAAAGATATCACCAGACGTTGATATGACTTTCTACCCAAAAGACGTAGAGGAGGGCGTGTCGATACCAATCGGCGTTACATTTCTTTGGCCTGACGCAAACATATAGGGTAAACTTCTATAATCAAGTACATGAGATAGTATTTCATGGAAAAGGAGGATATGATTGGGATACTGTTTTTAATATGCCTATATGGCTACGTAAGTTTACATTCCAGAAAATACAAGAGTATTATGAGAAGGAAGCTGAGGCTTCTAACTCTAAAGGAACCAACTCACAATCAATGCCAACAGGACCAAATATTAAAGCACCATCTTATAGTACAAAGGCTTCTAATTAATAGAGGCCTTTACTATTTATAATAAAGCAACCCGCTAAATGGCATCCGAAGAAGAGAAAAACCAAAAGGAGATAAATAAGGCAAAACAGCAAGGCAATGTCTATAGTGATAAAGCTGTGCAAATTGCTGCCTTACTTACTAATGAAAGTAGAACCCTTAATGAAGCATTAAGAGATACTCTTGGTATACGTACTCGTCAAAACGATTTCGATAAAGCCTTACTGAAAGTAGCCAAACAAATCACAGCTTCATCTGAAGCAAATTCCTTAGCTTTAGGACGTTCAGGAGATATAAGTAAAGCAATATATAAAGACGAGTTACTTGTACTTGATGCTAAACGTGAACTTGCAATAGCATCTGCAGATGTTGGTACAATACAACAGGGAATAGCAGAAAAACTTGTAAAAGCTAACAATCATGCATTAGAGACTTCTAAGAAAATAGAAGATAGTTTATTAGCTCAAAAAGACCTTTCCGGAGAAGCACTAGAAAAGAGTAAAGAAACTATCGCTCAGGATAAAGTTAAACTTGCTAATATCGAAAATGAAGTAGCAAAGAAAAGTCAGCTTCTCGATACAGATGGAGAAAGGTACGCAATAGCTATCCAGCTTGTAGATCAATCACAAAAGAATTTAGCATCTAAAGATAAAGAATTAGATCTTCAAAAATCCATAAACGTTAGTATGGGTTCTACAGGAGCATTAATAAAAAGTGCAAAAGGGATGATGGACCAGTTAGGTATGTCCTCTCTTGGTAATTTCCTTAATGTAGATAAAGCAAACGAAGAACTAAAAGAACAGGTTGACTTAATAGAAAGAGCAGAAGCAGCAGGAGAACCTATGCCCGAAAGGTATAAGGGTATGAACAAAAGCCAGGCTTTACTAAATGCTAAACAATCAGCATATAACAATTTAATACAGGGAGCCGTAAAAGGAGCATTCTCTTTAGAAGCAGTATTAGGTTTTGTATTCAAAAGTATATTAGCTGGGTCAGATCAGATGGCAAGGTTGCAGAGGTCAACAGGTATGACCTATAAAGCAGCTTACCAGTACCAAAATGAATTAAAATCAGCAGCTATAGCTTCGGGTAATAACTTTATTACCACAGAGAAGTTATTAAAAGCACACAGCATGATAACCAAAGAGATTGGGATGTCTGCTGCTATACTTAAGGGTGAATCTTTAATAAGTGCTACAAACCTTTCTGAGAAGGTAGGATTAGCAGCAAATGAAGCTGCACGACTAGTGACAATGGCTGAATTAACTGGTCAAAGCTCAGAAGGAATGCTTGACAATATGGGGAAACAACAAACCTCATTGAATAAGCAGAATAAAACTATGTTCTCTTTAAGGGATATGATGGAAGCAGTTGCTTCTGCCTCTATGGCGACTGTTTTGACATTAGGTAAATCTTCTAAAGCATTATTAAGCGCAGCAAATGCGGCAAAACAATTAGGTACTGATATAGCAGGAGTAGAGAAGATAGCAGATTCTTTATTAGACTTTGAATCTTCTATTGAAAACGAATTGCAAGCTCAGTTACTAACAGGTAAAAATTTAAACCTAACTAAGGCAAGAGAATTAGCTTTAGCTGGAGATTTAGAAGGAGTAGCAAAAGAAGTAGGTAAACAAGAGGCAATTAAAACTGCATTTGCCACTAAAAACGTAATTGCACAAAAAGCTGCAGCTAAAGCACTCGGACTATCTAGAGAAGAGTTAGCTAAAATGACATATCAGCAAGAACTATTAGAATTAGGAGCTAGTAGGTTTAAAGATAGATACGGAGAAGTTGCATACAACAGCTTAAAAGCACAATCAGCACAGGATAAGTTTAATGACTTAATAACTAAAGCAACAGGTATACTTGGTGACCTATTAGGAATTTTTTCTCCTATAATAGATGCAATAGCATGGATAGCTAGTAACCCATTCGCTGGACCTATATTAGCAGCTGTAATAGCAGCCAAAGCACTGAACATGAATTTCATGGGAAGTATTAAGTCTATGGGATCAATGGTGGGCTCTGCTAAAAAATTAGGAGCTTCATTAGTATCTGCATTTAAAGCACCAGGATCAACTTTAAAGAGTCTTGGAGATAAAATGAAAACCTCTTTTGGAGAAGGTAAAGATGGACTAGCAAGCAAAGCATCCGATAAGACGAAAGCTCTCCAGTCAAAAACTAAAGGTGCTAAAGGACAAGGACCAAAAGGATTCTTAAAATCACTTGGTGACGGTTTAGCCTCTATTGGTAAACAATTTGGGGACGTAGTTAAAGGAGCATTAGCATTAGGAATAGCAGGAATATCAATAGGAGGATCTTTTGCCTTGGCATTAAAAATGGTAGAAAAAGTTGACCCTAAAACTATGTTAGCTTTCGCTACCTCAATAGGTATATTCGGAGGTTCCTTAGCATTAGTAGGTAAACAAGCAAATAATGCTATAAAAGGAGCAGTTGCTATGGGTATTATGGGAGTAGCACTTATACCGGCAGCATACGCATTTAGTTTATTAGAGAAGACAGATCCAAAAGCAATAGCCACATTAGCAGGTACTTTACTCGTACTTGGAACTGGAGCAGCCATTTTAGGAGCACTCTCAGCTAATATTATAGCAGGAGCAGGAGCAATAGGCATACTAGGTCTAGCTATGGTACCAGCAGCATACGCATTTAGTTTATTAGAAAACGTAGATACAGGTAAACTAATAGCATTCTCTATAGCATTACCCCTATTAGGATTAGCAGCAGCAGGGTTAGGGATGTTATCACCATTTATAATAGCAGGTGCAGCAGCCTTAGCAGTTCTAGGAGCTGCAATGATACCTGCAGCTATGGCATTTAATATAATGGCTAAGGCTGATCTAGAAAAAATAGCAGCAGGCTTAACAGGAATAGCATCAGTAGGGCCACAACTTGCATTAGCCGGTATTGGGATGGTTGCATTAGGAGGTGGAGCAGCAGTATTAGGTTTAGCATCACCTATGTTATTAATCGCAGCAATGGCCTTAGGGGCAATAGGGTTAGCAGCACAATTAGCTTCTACTTCTAATTTACAAGATATAGCAGCTAACTTAGTACAGTTAGGAACAGCTGGCCCTGGTTTAATAGCAGCAGGAGTCGGCTTATTTGCAGTAGCAGGCGGAATCACAGCATTTGCCTTAGCAATGTCTATAGCTTCAGCAATAGGAGGCATATCCTCTCTATTTGGAGGTGGTATGATGTCAGATATATCTCAATTAGCAGCAATGGCAGAACCATTAGCTACAGTTGGAACAGCATTAGGAGCAATAGCATTAGGAGTATTAGGTTTATCTACGGCATTATCTAGTTTAGATATAAGTAAGATAAGTGCATTAAATGGCTTAATGCTTACAACAGCAATAGCAGCACCAATGGTCGCCGCAGCAGGTGCCATTACAGGTGTAGTAGAGAGTATAACAGGAACAGGAGAAGAATCGAAGAGCGACAGTGATTCAAAGTTAGTCGCAAAGATAGACGAACTTATCTCAGCAGTAAAACAAGGAGGAGACGTATATTTAGATGGTGGTAAAGTAGGAACTTCATTATTATTATCAACATATAAATCTGCTTAATATTTATAATCAAACAATTAAATTAATAAACATGGGAATCAAATCAAACCAATTAGCTTCACCTCTAGGATTAAAAGGTGAAACACCAACAAACAGACCAGGAGCTTCAGCAGCAAACGATATTCGTTATAATCTGGAAAAAGGAACTGAAATTAACAACTCACCACTAAATGTGAAGTCTGACAATTTACAGGGTTCAAAATACAATCAAGCAAAGCCTTATACTAACCCAGAAGGATAAGGAGTTAACTTATGGCATTAGTCGAATTAAAGACAGATTTAAAGTCTCTTAAGAACAGTACCTTTGGAGCAAAGGATCTTTTAGTTGGGAAGGATATTAACGATCCACCTAATTCGAAGGGTCTTATGATGCAAGTTACTCGCAGAGTAGATGACTTAGTTCGACATACAAAGCTTTTAGGAAGAAAAGAAGGTCTTAAATTTCTCGGTAATCAAGCCTTACTAGCCCAGACTAACCTAAAGCAGAAAATAAAGCAAGGTAAGAAGGACGGTAACCTGGGCGAGGTTATGAAAGATCAAGCAATCCTTACCGGTATTAATACAGTAGCAGGAACCGCTTCAATTTTAGCTCAAATACCAGTTAATGGAACCGGTACTCACCTCATAAGAGGATTTGGAGGAAATAGCTACTTAAAACCTTCAGGAGATCCATCAGGAATTAATGGACTTGTAGCAGGAATGTCAAGCTTAGCTGGTGGAACCGGTAATACGGTAAATGCCGCTGTAAATTCTTTAAACGGTGAACTATCAATACCGGATACTGGAGCTTGGTCAGGAATACAAGATTATAATACTAAAAATTCTGGAGAAGACCGTGTTAAAAGTATTTTAAAAACTAAACACGAAGAAAATCCATCTCCTTTGGGAGATGCTATTACGGAAGTAAATAATCCAAGCGGACAGTGGAATTATCTTGGTGAAGACGATATTGATAATGAAAAAACTAAAGTTCGCTCTACAGTAGTACTAGAAGGAGGTAAAATAACTTTAGATAAAGACAAAATATATAGTAAACATTACTTTGACGGTAGAACTAGAGTAAGCGGAGGAATTCCTTCGAAAGGGGCAAAAGGTGGTAATACAGTTGTAAATAAATTCCCAGAAGATGAAATGGGACAACTTAATCTTGAAGAAGCTAAGATAAACAATAACGTAGATCAGCAAACAGAAGAAAAAAGGGTACTCCGAACAAGCGCAAAACTAAAAGCTAATTACGAAACATACGAAATTGATGGCAAAGCTATAGGAACTACAAGCAACCCAATCACTTTATCTAATCCAGGTAAAACAAGATTAGGAGCTGACGGTAAAATCTCAGATACAGAAGATAGACCAGACGTTATACAAAGTCAAGCAGTACTTACAGAAGCATTAGGCGTAGACAAGCAAGATTTAATACCTTTTGAATTTAATACCTTTACCCCTGGCAATGTCGGAGGAAAGTTCTTATATTTTAGAGCATTGTTAGATGGATTTTCGGATAATTACGCTGGAGATTGGACTGGTACTAAGTATGTAGGTAGAGGAGAAGAGTTATATACGTATAATGGGTTTAAAAGAGACATATCATTTGATTTCAAAGCAGCAGCTTTTTCAAAAGCAGATATGGTACCTTTATATGATAAATTAAATGCTTTAGTAGGAGCAACAGCACCGACTTATGGCAATGGATTATTTATGCAAGGAACATTTACTAAAATTACAGTAGGAGACTACCTTAAGAAAGTACCCGGTATCATTAGATCAGTTGGATTAACTTGGGATAAAGGTACACCTTGGGAGATAGAAGGAGATTTAAGAGTACCTCATATGTTAAGCGTAAGCATAGCATTTACACCGATACATAACTTTGTTCCTCAGGAAGGAAGTAAATATATAGGATAATATGGCAAATAGATATAATAGGTTAGAGCAATTACATACTTCAAGCGGTAGACGATACCGTATCAACGCCGTATATCCAGAAATCACTGAATCAGCAGAAGATACTTATATTATTACAACAGGAGGAGACAGGTATGATAGCTTAGCTCAAAAGTTTTATAACGACCAGTCATTATGGTGGGTAATTGCTATGGCAAATAACTCAAAAAAGGATGGATTAATTGTAAAACCAGGAATACAACTACGCATACCGGCAGATGGACCAGGAGCTAAAGATGCATTTGACCTTTTAAATGAAACTAGATAATGGCAAAACAAGTTTTTGGATCTGGCCTTGACTCTAGAGTAGCAAAACAAATTGGGGTTAGAGAAGCAGTATTCGCAAAAAAAAATAGTAGAACAACCACCGATATAGCATTCCTTAATGGGAGCACTGCTTGGGTGAGGTTAAGTTCTTCTGTTAATACTTTAGATAGTTATACACCATCCCCACAAGAACAAGGAACAGCAAGTCAAGCATCCTGTAATGAAGGAGAAAAGAATCTTGCAAACAGTCTAATATTATTTGGAGGAACATTAACACCAGAGCATAAGTTGAGAGCAGGTTTTGGAAACGAATCGTCTACTAGTACTTCAAAATCAGCTTACCATAAGTCTAAATCAACAGGTTTTAGACCTATGCCCGGTATAACTTCTATTTCAGTAGCATCCAAAGGAGAATTCGGATCTTTAAAAGAGTCTAATATTAAACTTAAAGTATGGTCCAGAGAAGATCTAGACGATATGGATAGAGTATATTTCAGAGTAGGTTATTCAGCTCTATTAGAATTTGGCCATTCTGTGTACCTTAGTAATCAAGGAGAGATTCAAACAATATCTAAGAAAGTAGGAGTAGACAGTTTCTTTTCTTCTAATTCTTCCGAACAAGTAGTTACGGAAATAGATAATATGAAAAAGAAATACGATTTCAATTATGAAGCATTATTTGGATTCGTTACTAATTTTTCTTGGACTTTAAATAGTGATGGTAGTTACGATTGTTCTATTAAATTAGTTTCAAAAGGAGTTATTATAGAAGCATCAAAAGAAACTACTACTGTATCTCAAGAGGTAAAAGAAAAACAAGATGAACAAAAAGCAGAAGCAGATACACAGAAATTAAAATCTCTTCTACATTATATATTATACCAGGTTGAAGGCTGGACTATACTAGGACCTGTTAGTAATTTAGGAGAAGTTTTTACCCTATCTGAAAATGAACAGCTAAAAGGTAAAGTTAATAGGTTAAATGAACCATTCGCTGGATCTTCAGTATCAGTAGGGACAGGTAACTATATGTTTACTAGAGCATTTTATAATGACCGTATCTCGATTAAGTACGTTAGGTTAAACTTTTTATTAAAAATGCTTAATGCATTTGTTATGGTTAAAGACAAAACCGGTCAAACAATTTGTGGATTTGAAGAAGACAGTGTAGAACCTTATACAACATACCCCGGTCACTTTACATGTGATCCATTAGCTGTGTTGATACCTAAAACTAGTACTACTCACGGGTATGCTAAATTTGAAAAAGACGGTGTACACGATGGAATATGCTCAAGCTCAGCAGGAGGAACAGACCATATTGCTAATATTTCTATTAGTACCCATGTACTTAAGGACTTATTAGACCAAATGCTTGATTCACCTCCAGAACCAGGAACAGGTATATTTGAATTTATGGAAAAAGTACTTTCCACAATTAACTTTGCTTTAGGAGGTATTAATAACCTTTCTATTTTTTACGATGATGTAACTCAATTACATAAGATTATAGATAAAACAGCACCAGGGTTAGTAAAAGGGGGAAAAACAGCTCCAAAAATCAATATATCAGGATTAGGAGCAACCGTACTTGACGTTTCAGTTAATAGTGAAATAACAAGTGAAATGTCTAGCATGGTAGCAATTGCAGCACAAGCCGGAACAGGGAAGTATAAAGCTAACTTACAAAACATACTTGCCTGGAATAGAGGATGTATAGATAGACACCATACTTTTAAAGCAACCGGTGATACAGGTAATAGTTCAACAGATACAGAGACACAAGAAAGAGAAGTACCATTTGGAGAAAGATTTAAGGAGGCCTGGGAAAAGATAAACAGTACGACTGGTGATATTAACCCGGAAATATGGAGTACTCTAAAATCAGAAGCTCAAGATGTAATTTTAGCCGGTTTAAGAAAAAAACAATTTTCATCTAGTATCCCCAATACTATACCAATGCCTATTTCACTTAATATTAAATTATTAGGAATAGGAGGCTGGAAAGTAGGTCAATGTTTTAAATTAGATTCTAGTATTATACCGTCACAGTATAAGGAATGGGGGTTTTTGATAGTAAAAGCAGATCAGGAGATTGGCACAGATAATAAATGGGTAACTACGATTGCAGGAAAAATGTTTAAACTATAAGTAATGTACATACCAAAACACAAACTTAAAGTAGGGGGAAAAGTACCCGGTAAATTGATCGACATGGTTACAGGTCGTCAGTTCCTAGGCAAGTATGTTCAGGGCCCAGACAAGAAGTATTACAAAGGAACCGAGATTACAAGCAAATCAGTAGAATTATCACTACAGAAGGATAAGTCTGCAGAAGAAAAAGCACTCGGAATTAGTACAGTACATGTAACTCCTTCAGCAGCAGATTATACGAAAGGGATATTTGTAAGGTACTTTGTAAAAGATTCAAGACTAAATAGAGTAGTTGAGGTAGATAAGCCTAAATACGTAGAACAAAGAAAAGCAGGTAAACTATACCGTAGAACATTAAAAGTAGCATGGTATATCACAGGAGACCCTGAAGATCAAACAATTAAAGGATATGTATATCCAGGATTAAAGAAAAAGAATCAAGACGTAATAAATAAAGCAGAAATAATCCTATCAGGAATTGGTAAGCAAGTACTTACTGATACATCTCAATTTGTAAAAAAGTAGGAAAGAGTAGTTTATTCAGTTTTTAATTCTTATATTGTACTAAAGGTTATAATAAGTGTTTTATATAATAGAAGAAGAAACTAAACTTGAACGTTTAGAACGGTTGATGAAGATAGGAGTATATGTAGATATAATCTCCTCTAATGACTTATACCACCCTAAACTAGCTACTACAGTAGCAGTCTACATAAGAACTTTAAGTAGTAAGCACGGATTTATAATTCCTATTAATCACGATGAGGGTATTAGTGTAGCTAAAGACCGTATCTACAAGGTTTTAAAATCTGCCGATAAACTATATACATTAGATAAGAAGAAGTTGTTATACCACTTTAATTTACAGGCAGCAATAGATCTTTCACTGCTTTACTCTATGACTAAATTTAATAAATTAGAGTATACTAGAGAAAATAATACACTAAACTATTTTTATAATAAATTTAGCGACTTCCCTAATATAAATCAACTCATACCTATATCAAAATTACATGAGTCCTGTGAAAAAGTATTTAATCAAGTTAAGCATGTTATCGATACTGAAATACCTTCTGGTTTTGAGTTTTATAACAATACAGCAACTAATGTATTCTACCTATTAGAACAAAGCGGAATCGGAGTACACTACCAAGACTTTAAAGATAACTTCAAACCCCGTAATCCACTATATAATATAAAAGACGATGTAGCCCTTACATCCTATAATCTATATAACTCTACTTCTAGACCTACAAATGCATTTAATAGTGTAAATTTTGCAGCAATACCAAAAGCAGATGAATATAGAAAGTGTTTTAAACCGCAGAACGATAAATTTATAGAGTTCGACTTCGACGGATATCATTTAAGACTCCTCTCAGAACAGATAGATTATGAGTTAACCGCTGAATCAGCACATAAACAGTTAGCAAAGCATTACTTCGGTACAGAGGATATTTCTGATGAACAGTACTTAGAAGCAAAACAGATTAACTTTCAAGCGATATATGGAAAAATTCCACCTGAACATAAAGGGTTAGATATCTTTAAACGTATACAGGAGTATATTGATAACATGTGGGCAACATACGAAAAAGACGGAGTAGTATATAACCCAGTATCAAATAAACCTTTTACAAAGGAACTAAAAGAAATGCATCCTGCTAAGTTAATGAACTATATGATGCAAAGTTTGGAGACCTCAAGAAATATTCTTATATTAAAAGAAGTATTCAGATACTTACAGAATAAAAAGACTAAAGCAGTTCTCTATACTTACGACTCTATACTATTTGACTTCAGTGAAGAAGACGGAGAAGAGTTTATGGAAGAGATAAAAGAAATACTTCAGACCGGGGAAAAGTACCCGATTAAATTTAAATTTTCAAAAGACCTATGTTTATAGAAATAACAAATATTTATACGAAATGGTAAGTGCTCTAAAATCACAATTTGATTACGACATCGAACCGCTATATATAAATGACGATATGAGTAACAAATTATTCTGTACCTTTGCTACGGGAGATACTTTAGAAGGAGTACTTACAGAAATCCAAGAACGTTACAAGATCATATATAACAAAATCTTTGTCTTATATTCAAAAAGTCAGGATGAGTATATATGTACCTATAATGTGGATTTCGGTAATGTAGGCGCATTCTTAGATAATACTATATTAGTACATCGTAAGAAGGAATCAAATACACTTTATACTATTAACGCTTTAAATACGTTAATAAAGGAACTAAACGGTGGAGTATTAGATACTTCATACCGTATAAACTGGACAGACTACAAGAATTGTGTGCTGTTAACTAAAGGTCCTGAATTAAAAAGAGTAAATACTAAACTTTTTAGGATAATAGAGTTGGATAATTGAGATTAAGTTCTTATATTGTTTATAATATCAAATGTTTTAATTAATAAAAATAAGTTATATGGATTTAAATGCAATCAAGGCTAAGCTAGATGCCTTAAACTCTAACGGTCAAGAGAGAGAGAAAATTGACTACTCTAAGATTTTTTGGAAACCCCAACTAGGTAAGCAAACGATTAGAATCGTACCATCTGCTTTTGATCCTGCATTTCCTTTTAAAGAGTTAAAGTTTCACTATGGTGTAGGAAAATACCCTATGGTAGCTTTATCTAACTTTGGAAAGCAAGACCCTATTGAGGAATTCGTAAAAGAGCTTAGAAAAACAAGCGATAAAGACAATTGGTCTCTATCAGGAAAACTTAACCCTAAAACTCGTGTATTCGCTCCAGTAGTAGTAAGAGGAGAAGAAGAAAAAGGAGTTAGATTATGGGGATTCGGTGTTACTATCTATAAAGCATTACTTGCTTTAGCAGAAGACGAAGATATCGGAGATTTTACAGACGTACTACAAGGATGGGATATGGTAGTAGAAATGGCTCAAGGTAACCCTTACCCTGAAACATCAGTTCGAATTAAACCTAAACAAACAGAATTATCATCTGATAATACTCAAGTTGACTTATGGTTAAAAGAACAACCTAATCCAATCGAAGTTCATAATCAGTACGATTACGAATTTATTAAGAAACAACTTCAAAATTACCTTAACCCAGGCTCAGGAGACGCAGAAGCACCAGCTACTAGTACTCCAGCAGCAACACCAGCAGCAGAACCTTTCACATTAGAAACGGCAGCAGCAGGTAATAAGGATACAGTTAGCAAGTTCGACGACTTGTTCAACGAGTAAATAATTAGGCCGCTTCGGCGGCCTTTTTTTATGTTCTAAATACCCTCATACAGTTTGTACTCCGAATAAAAATCACTATATTATAGTATATAAAATTAGATATGGCAAAAAAACAAGAAACACTAGACAAAGCTAAAAAAGCTGTTAAGAGTAACTTTAATTTAGGTAACTTTAAAAAGAAAAAAGGCTTCGCTAACGCATCAGTAAAATTTAAAGAACAAGGATGGATTCCTCTTTCTAAAGCATTTCAAGAAATAACATCTTTACCTGGTATTCCAACCGGGCATATTACCTTATTAAGAGGTCATAGTGATACAGGTAAAACTACTGCATTACTAGAAGCAGCAGTAAACGCACAAAAGCAAGGTGTACTACCTGTATTTATTATTTCAGAGATGAAATGGTCTTGGGAACATGCAAAAGAAATGGGCCTGGAGTTCGAAGAAGTAAAAGATGCGAACGGAGTAGTAACTGATTATGAAGGTTTCTTTTTGTACGCAGATAGAGGCACATTAAATACTATAGAAGAAGTAGCAGTTCACATGGCTGACTTAATAGATGAACAATCTAAAGGTAATTTACCTTATGATATGTGTTTCTTTTGGGATTCAATCGGCTCTATTCCTTGTGACTTATCAGTAAGATCTAATAAGAACAATAACGAATGGAATGCAGGAGCTATGTCTACTCAATTCGGTAATAATCTTAATCAAAAGATTCTGTTATCAAGAAAAGAGAATGCACCGTATACTAATACTTTGGTAGCTATTAATAAAGTATGGACAATGAAACCTGAGCATCCTATGGGTCAACCTAAGTTGCAGAATAAAGGAGGAATGTCTATGTGGTATGATGCTACATTAGTAGTTACGTTTGGTAATATTACAAACCCTGGTACTTCTAAAATTAAAGCTGTTAAAAACGGTCTTCAAGTAGAATTTGCTAAAAGAACTAACATTCAGATAGAAAAAAATCATATAGGAGGAGTCCAGTCAAGAGGTAGAGTAGTAATGACTTCACACGGTTTTATAGAAGATGATAAGAAAGCAATTGATAAATACAGAGATGCCCATAAAGACTATTGGTTAAAACTTGTAGGATCTATAGATTTTGATCTAACTGAAGAAGGAGATCTAGAAGAAGAACGTATTACACCTAATATTCTAGATTAAATGGAATTTAGGCCTGTATTTAAAGACAAAGATGCTATGCCGGTATGGGAAATTACCGGTGTAGTTATACCTGAAATATTTGAAGAAGTATTATGTACAGAGAGTGATTGGGAATCGGCTAATAAAGTTTATAAAACACATGGAAATCACAACGACGGAAAGTTTATATACTCAGGTAATGCACTCCAAGAAGTAGATTATACCAAGATAATGAATCCTGTAGTTGACTTTTTAAAAATACAGGAAGATTATGATTTTAGATCCTCCTGGTCCGCTTGGAAATTTATCGACGCTATTGAAGCCCATAGAGATTGCAGAAAAATGGACATATGGAAAATGTTAGCTAATGCTGATCATGGAGCGCATACTGATAATCTATTTATTATGGGAACAGTAATCTTAAATATAGCTGAAAATGCAGAAGGATCAGGTACAAAGTACTATGATAAATTAGGACCAAAAACTAATGGCTTTCTCAGAGAGTTATATGAGTCTCCTGCAAAAAAAGGAACCGGAGTGTTACATATTAATACACATTCAACCTTACACAGAGGTCATAATAATAGCGAACAAGACAGGTATGTTGCATATACTAACTTAATGAGCTCAAGTGGACAGAAGTAGTATAATTAAATGAAGAGAGAAATACAATATATACATGCTGAAATATCAACCCTATGTAACGCAGCATGTCCGTGTTGCCCAAGGTTTTTATTTAGTTCACCAACAGTATCTCCTGGATTAGAGCCTGGTTACATTTCATTCCCTAATTTTAAAAAGTTTTTTCCACCATCTATACTAGGTAGGACTAAATCTATTAATTTCTGTGGTAACCACGGAGATCCTGGAACAAACCCTGACCTATACGAGATACTTGAGTACTGTAGCCAATTTAATGAGTTAAAAGTACAGATGCATACCAACGGAGGAATGAAATCAGCTCAATATTGGGGTAAAATAGGTAAACTAGCTCAAGGACGAAAGAATTGGACGATAATCTTTAGTATTGACGGACTAGCAGATACTAATCATATATACAGGAGAAATGTTAAGTGGGATAAACTAGAGAAGAATATAAAAGCAGTAGGGAAATATGCTTGTCATAATCATGGCTCTACAGGTTTTTTCTTTATATGGGAGTACCTAGTATTTGAACATAATCAACATCAGCTTGAAGAAGCAACAACTCTAGCAAGAGACTTTGGGTTTACATCTATACAACTTAAACGCCCTCTTAATGTAGATGACGGAGTAAATCATACTGCAATAGCAGCACTAAATAGTGATGGGGAAGTAGACTACTGGATTAAACCAACCACGTTAAAGAATTACATGCCTCCTTATATTAAAGATTCAGCTTCCCTAAAATATGAGTCCCCCCTCCGTACACATAAGACTACCTTAATGGAGGCCGTAAATAAAGCATCTGGACCAGCGCTAAAGGAAATAAATTTCTCTGATAAAGTAACAGTAGAAGAAAATATAGAAGTAGCTAATAACTCAAAAATAATACCTCTATGCCAGTCTCAGGAGTATTACGTAGAAGCTTCTGGTCAAGTACATAAGTGTTGCTTTATAGCAACCGGATTTGATTCAGCAAAAAAACTATACCTTAAGGGAGACAGACCTAATGAAGGAGTTAGGCAGTACGTAGAGAAAATGCTGGAACTAGGCAATTTACTGAATTTACATCATACTGACTTAGAGACTATTGTAGAAGATAAAACAGTCCAAAAGCTATATGATAAAGGATGGAAAAAAACAGTAGAAGAAGGAAAATTAATGCAATGCGTAAATTACTGCGGAAGTAATAATACTCTAGCAGCGATCGAATCAATATTTAACGCACCTGAACTTAACAAAACTAAAATCTAGATGCAATACAACGACATACTAAATAATTTAAAAGAAACACCACCTCGAGAATTAAACGATCATATTTTAATTGTAGATGCTATGAATATGTTAATTCGTAGTTTTTCACTTCTAAAAGCTATGAACCCATCAGGCGCCCATGTAGGAGGCCTGGTAGGGTTTATGCGATCTTTAGCATATACTACCCGAATATTTGATCCAACTAGAGTAGTTGTAGTATGGGACGGAAAAGGTGGGTCAGCAAACCGGCAGAATATAGATTCAAACTATAAAGCACAGAGAGCAAATTCAAGAATAACACATTGGGGGCTCTATGATACCAAAGAAGAAGAAACAAAAGCACTAATAGGGCAGTTGATGAGAACTCAAGACTACCTAGATTGCTTACCTCTTCATCAAATGGTACTGGATAAGTTAGAAGCAGATGATATAATTGCGTACATAGCTAAACAAGCTCAAACCTCTAAAGTTAAGAAATGCACAATAATATCCTCGGATAAAGATTTCTTACAGTTAGTAGATAAGACAGTTGAAGTCTATGCACCAGTAAAGAAGAAAACCTTTACAGCAGATAACATCGCAGCAGAACTTCAAGTTATACCTGAAAACTATAATGCAGTAAAAGCACTATTAGGAGATAACTCAGACAATCTTGCTGGAGTAAAAGGATTAGGTATTAAGACTATTTTAAAAGAGTTTCCTAAGTTAGTAGATCAACCAGGAACAACTTTAGATTATGTTTATAAAGTTTGCGAAGAAAGAATGGATGAAAAAAAGATCTTCCCTAAAATTATCACTGAATGGGATAAGGTAGAAACTAACTTTCAATTAATGAATCTTCATACGACTGTGTTGGATGAGAAAGAAAAAGTTCATATATTAGATACAATGAAGAGTAAGATACCTACTCTACAAACCGGAGCATTTTTACATATGTTAGAAACCGACGGTATAGAAGGTATAACAAAAAATACTGAAACTTGGTTAGAGAACTTCAGAGGGTTAACAACGGTTATAGGAAATGAAAATAGATAAGATATTATTAGGAGCAATATTATTTTTAGCGGGTCAAACATTAGCATGGTATCAAACAAACGGACAGTTTATTTCTCCATGGGTTAAAAAACATCCTATACTAATGTCTGCTATTGTAGGACTACCAATCGGGTTAGCTTACATTTATGGTACCACCTATATTGTAGAAGCATCAAACGGTTTAGTATGGTCAGCTAGAATAATTGGCTTTGTAACAGGTATACTTTCCTTTACATTTTTAACTTACTGGCATATGGACCAAGGTGTAAATTTAAAAACTGCAGTAATTTTAGGGTTAATAACCCTGGTAGTAATATTACAGGTAGTTTGGAAAGATGAAGAATAGTATGAAAAAAGGAGTAATAGCTGGAAATTTTGACGTAATGCATCCTGGGTATATAGCGATGTTTAAAGAAGCAAAAGAGAATTGTGACTGTCTTATTGTACTATTGCATTCAAATCCTGCAATAGAAAGACCCCATAAGCTCAAACCTATTTTAAGTTTAGAAGATAGAAGAGAAATGTTAATGTCTTTGCGTCAAGTTGATGATGTATTTAGTTATACTTATGAAGAAACTTTATATGATCTATTAAAAATAGGTGAATTTAATGTTAGGTTTTTAGGAGATGATTACATAGATAAGCCATTTACCGGAGACTGTTTAAAGATACCTATTCATTACTTAAACAGAGACCACGGGTGGTCAACAACTAAATTTAAAAAACTAATATCAGAGAGTTATGAAAAAAGCAATAATAGTTAGCGGATACTTTAACCCCTTACATAAAGGACATTTAGATTTATTTAAACAGGCAAAAGAAGCAGGTGATATTCTTATAGTAATCGTAAATAACGATGTACAGAGAGAAATTAAAGGTTCTAAGTTTTTTCAAGACGAAGATGAAAGAACATCAATTATCAGAGCATTATCCTTAGTTGATATGGCTTGGATATCAATTGACGAAGACTCAACACAAAATGCTACATTACGGTTAATGGTTGAAAAGTTCTACGGCTCTATGAAACTTGCTTTTGCAAATGGAGGAGATCAAAATAATAACACCATTCCAGAAAGAGAAATATGTGAGCAATTCGATATAGAATTAATTGACGGATTAGGAAATAAAATACAATCAAGCAGTTGGTTGTTAGAAAAATAAACACTATATTAAGAGTATATAAATTAACAAATAAAAGGTTATAGATGACATTAAAAAGACTACAGGAGTATGGAAAAGGATTCCAATTAAAAGTATTAGGATCTTTACTAACAGACAAGACCTTCCTATTAAACGTTAGAGACGTTTTGCATGATAGTTATTTTGATGCAGATTCACATAAGTGGATTATAAATGAAATCACAGGATATTTTGATACGTACCATACTGTCGTTACTATGGATGTTCTTAAAGTAGAACTACAAAAATTAGATAACGAAGTATTAAAGGTAGCTTTAAAAGAAGAGTTACGTAATTCCTATAATGCATCTAAGGATGATATGGAGTACGTACAAGAAGAGTTTTCTACCTTCTGTAAAAATCAAGAAATGAAACAAGCTATACTAGCTTCAGCAGATCTGTTAAAAGAAGGAGACTTCGATGGCATTAGAACTAATGTAGAACAGGCTATGAAAGCCGGTATGGATAAAAATATTGGACATGAATATAACAAAGATATTGAAACCCGTTACAGAACTGACTACCGTCCTACTGTTCCTACTCCTTGGCCTATCTTCAATGATGGTATACAGGGAGGATTTGGGCCTGGGGACCTTGCTATTGTATTTGGTAATCCAGGAGGTGGCAAAAGCTGGACTATGGTTGCTATTGCTGCTCATGCTGTTAAAATGGGGTATAATGTCAACTATTACACTCTGGAACTTGGAGAAGACTACGTGGGTAAACGCTTTGACTGTTATTTTACAGGGTACTCTATTGATGAAGTTAATGATCATCGTGATGAGGTGCAAAAAGTGGTTGAAGGTTTAAAAGGTAAATTAATTGTTAAAGAGTATGCTCCTAAAGGAGCTACTGTTAGCACTATTAAATCTCACGTTCAGAAGTGTGCTGATATGGACCATAAACCTGATATGATTATTATAGATTATGTAGATTATTTAAGAGGTCCAAGTAGAGGAAAAGGATTCGAAAGAAAAGATGAAATTGACGACGTATTTATTGCTACGAAAGGATTAGCCAAAGAACTTAAAATTCCTATATTAACGCCTTCACAGGTTAATAGAATGGGAGCAAAAGATTCTGTAATAGAAGGAGATAAAGCTGCTGGATCATACGATAAGATGATGGTAGCCGATGTATGTATCTCTTTATCCAGACAAAAAGAAGATAAGGTATTAGGGACTGGAAGAGTTCACGTTATGAAAAATAGGTACGGCCAAGATGGTATGACTTATAATATAAAAATGGATACAAACAATGGGCATATTGAATTTGACGGCATCAGAGACGGTTCAGAAGACGAGTCTAACGGCCCTAGGTTTAATTTAGATAGAGATACGTTAAATAAGTTAGTAGGAGTGTAAAAAAATATAAAAAAAAGCGGACGAAACATGAATATATATTGTATTTATTACTAGTCCCCTTGTACCTCTGCATAGGGGACATTTTTATCTAACATAATCAAAAATATATAAAGATATATGAGTTTATTAAATGAAAGAATAGTTTATAAGCCGTTTGAATACCCACAAGCAGCTGACTACTGGTTAAAACAGCACCAAGCACACTGGTTACATACAGAAGTTCCAATGGCACAGGATGTAACGGATTGGAATTCTAATATGAAAGACCATGAGAAGAACTTAATAGGCGGAATACTTAAAGGATTCGCTCAAACCGAAACAGTAGTAAATGACTACTGGACTAGCTTAGTAACCTCATGGTTTAGAAAACCAGAAGTAATTGCAATGGCAACAACCTTCGGAGCATTTGAAACTATTCATGCTGAAGCCTACTCTCTACTTAATGAGCAATTAGGATTAGATAACTTTGCTGAATTTTTGGAAGATGAAGCTACTATGAATAAGATAGAAGCATTAATGGAAGTTCGTGACTCTCATGATAAACCAGACTGGCATAAAAGAGCCGTCTCTCTCGCTATTTTTTCTGCATTTACAGAAGGTGTTAACTTATTTAGTTCTTTTGCAGTGTTACTTTCATTTAAAATGAGAAACAAACTAAAAGGCATTGGACAAATAGTAGAATGGTCTGTAAGAGATGAATCACTACATTCAGAAGCCGGATGTTGGTTATTTAGAACATTAATGAAAGAACATCCTGAATTTAAAACTCCTCAGCTAGAAGCAGACATTAGAGAAGCAGCTACCGCAGCTATTACATTAGAGTTTGGATTTATAGAAAAGGTTTTTGAAATGGGAGATTTAGAAAACTTAACTAAAGATGAACTTAAAAACTTTATTAAACATAGAGTTAATACTAAAATGGGAGATTTAGGTCTTAAACCATTAATACCATCTTCAGAGATAGATAAAGGAGCTTTAAAAACTATGAAATGGTTTGACGCAGTAATAGCAGGAAAACAACAAACAGATTTCTTCGCAAACAGAGTAACAAACTACAGTAAAGGTCACTTAGACTGGTCAACAGCATTTTAAAATAAACATATGAGCATAGTAGTAGATACTTCCCTATGGGAAAAAGGGAAAGATTATCCTGAATGGATGAACGAAGTTTCAATTGCAACAATTTCAAAAGGTTATTTATTACCGGATGAAACCCCTAAAAAAGCATATAAAAGAGTTGCTGATACAGTAGCTAAAAGATTAGACCGACCTGATTTAGCAGCAAAGTTTTTCCGCTATATGTGGAAAGGTTGGTTGAACTTGGCTTCTCCGGTGCTTTCAAATACTGGCACAGACAAGGGGCTACCCATCTCTTGTTTCGGTATTGATACGCCGGATTCTATTAGAGGAATCGGTCTTACTAACGCAGAGTTAATGAGACTGACCTCTCTTGGGGGTGGAGTAGGTATTGGACTTTCAAAAGTAAGAGGAAGAGGAGAAAAAATAGGCAAAGAGGGATTAGGTCAATCTGAAGGAATTATTCCATGGGCTAAAATATATGACTCTACTATTATTGCAACTAATCAAGGAGCAGTACGTAGAGGAGCAGCATCAGTAAACCTAGACATAAACCATCCAGATATTAAGGAGTTTATGCAAATTAGACGACCAAAAGGAGACCCTAACAGACAGTGTCTAAACTTACATCAATGTGTTGTAGTGGATGATACCTTTATGGAGAAGTTAGAGCGTAGAGACCCTAGTGCAATGGAATTATGGGTTGAAATACTTAAATCTAGAATGGAGACTGGTGAACCTTATTTAATGTTTAAAGATAATGTTAATAACGCTAATCCACCTGCATATGTCCGTAACAACTTAGAGGTTACAATGACTAATATATGCTCAGAAATTACATTATTTACAGATGAGGAGCATTCTTTTATATGTTGCCTATCATCAGTTAATTTATCAAAGTACCATGAGTGGAAAAACTCAGACTTAATAGAAACCTCAATTTACTTTTTAGATGGTGTCTTAGAAGAGTTTTTGGCTAAGACTTCTGGAAGAGAATCATTAGCTAGAGCAGCACGTTCAGCTAAAAAAGGAAGAGCAATAGGGTTAGGAGTATTAGGATGGCATACATTTTTACAGAACGAAGGAATTCCATTTAATTCTATTGCAGCAACATCATATACTCATCAGATCTTTTCTGATATGAGATCAAAAGCCGAAGCAGCATCTAGAAAATTAGCTGATGAATACGGGGAACCAGTTTGGTGTAGAGGTACTGGAATGAGGAATAGTCACTTACTAGCTATTGCACCAACAGTATCTAACTCAACTATCTCAGGAGGAGTATCAGCAGGAATAGAGCCAGTACCCGCAAACGTATATACTTTTAATTCAGCCAAAGGAACATTCATTAGAAAAAACCCTGCTTTAGTAGATTTTTTAGAGAAGAAAGGTCATAATACTGAAGAAGTTTGGGATACTATTATGAAAGATAGAGGATCAGTAGCAAACTTACCGGATGATATCTTATCAATGAACGATAAAGAGGTGTTTTTAACATTTGCTGAAATTAACCAACTTTCTCTAGTTGAACAAGCAGCAGTAAGGCAGAAGTATATCGATCAAACACAGTCGTTAAATTTAGCTTTTGATCCTACAGATAGTCCAAGGTTTATTAATCTAGTTCACCAACAAGCTTGGAAATTAGGAATTAAGACGTTGTATTATCTCCGTACCGATTCGGTTATTAATGGAGATATTGGGAGTAGAACAAGCGAAGACTGTTTAAGCTGTGACGGATAAGAAACAAAGCTATTTATATATATGTCAAAGACAATACGAATAAAGGCTAATACAGCTGGTGGGGATATAGCTACAGTAAACCTGTACCATACCGCTATACTACCAGCTAATTTATTAGCTACAAATGTTACAGTAGGTACCTTAACAGGTTCCGGAGTTTTAGTCACTGTAAATGATGATGTAACCACATTCTTAACACAAGTTACAGATGCTGGTTTATGTAATGCAGAAACTTCTAGTATAACAAGTAATTATTTTGAACCTAATAAGAGATATTTTCAGGTAATAAATTCAGGATCAGTAGGAAACACAGTACAAATTACTTACCCAACAGCAACTGATCCAACAACAAGCTCAGTCTCTCAAACTGTTGATTTTCAAAATTACGCTTCTTTTGTAATTCGAGGAGATTTTTCATACCCGGATTATACTTCCTTTCAAGGGTGGTTTGATGCAGAACATGCAGGAACTTTAATTAGTACAAATAACCCTTTAACAGTAACTAGAGATACATTTACTCAAGGTGATAAATTTTACGCAAGGTTTATAGGATCAACACCACCTGTAGCAACGTTTACAGCTTCAGCATCACCGACAACGATTGATGAAGGAGCCGATATTGCATTTACCCTGACTACTACTGAATTAACAAACGGAACATCTGTACCATATACCATGACCGGTATAACAGCAGAAGACATTTCAGTCGATTTAATAACAGGTAGTTTTGTAATTAATGATAATACAAGCACATTTTCAGTTACTACAACAGAAGACTTATTAACAGAAGGAACAGAAACCTTACTTTTAAGTTTAGATAATACTTCTGGATCAGTATCAGTTCAAGTAATTGATACTAGTACAACTCCTGTACCTACTTATAGTTTATCTGCAACATCCCCCGTAGATGAAGGATCATTAGTAAGATTTACACTAACAACTGCTAATGTGCCCGACAATACTGTAGTGCCTTTTAATATAACCGGTATAACAGCAGACGATCTTGTAGAAAATACAGTAACAGGTAATTTCACAGTACAATCAAATACTGCATTAGTAGAGTTTACAATAGTAGCTGATAAAAAGACAGAAGGTGAAGAAGTGTTTGCATTAAACCTAAATAATGGACTAGCATATCAACACGTTTTCGTTACTGATAGTAGTATATTAATAGGAGACGTAGTAATAAACTCTGGAGACCTGACAGTATCCTCAACTTCTCTTGCAGCAAGCGGCGTATTAACAGCTACAATGACAATTAATTATACAGTATCAGTAGCACCAATCGTCCTAGGATCACCACGTGCATGGGTAGGAGGAAACGTAAAATGTGCATCAGGAACTAATCACACCTCTAATTATTATGGATTTTCACCACAGGAAAAACAGTTTTCAGCTATAGGTAGTCAATCAATTGGAACATATACGTATACTTCAACAATCAGTTGGACATATAATGGTACTTGTGCTTCACATACATCATCTCCACTTACTGGAGGAGGAGCAATTCAAAATGCATACTGTCAAACTGTTAATCTAGGATCAGGTCCAGCATCATGGAACCATAACGGAACTAATTTTACAAACACCACCCACGCATTAACTTTACTATAAAAAGCTTGTTTTTATGCTAATTAGTTCTTATATTGTAGTATATAAAACATAATAAAGATATATGGCATCAACAAAGCAGAGAATCCAACAGTTAAAAGAATGGTTAGAGGTAAGAAAGCAATCAGGAGGAAGTTCCCAATCAAATAGAACTACTGCTAAGTTCTCAAAAGCAGACACTTATAATAAACAGAGAAGATAAGATGACTAAAACAGCAATAAAATTTTATGCAGATTGGTGTGGACCATGCAAAGTATACGCAAAAGCATGGGAAGAAGTTTCTACAGAGTTAGAAAATGAAGTTAAGTTTTTAAATGTAGATGTAGATAATGATGATTCTGGGCTAGCCGCTAAATATAAGGTTAGAAGTATACCACATACAGTAATAATAAGTAATGAAAGCGGAGATACACTCGCTACTAAAAGCGGAAGACTATCTTCATCAGAATTAAAAAGTTTAATTTCAAATTAATTAAAATCAGAGTTATATGTTAAGAAAACCAGATTCTATCCCAGTAGGGGATACAGTAATTGTCGATCCAGTTATGGAACCTTTTTTTATTGCTAAATCTCAATCAGGAGGTTATACAGTTTATGAGAGAGTAGTAAAAGGAGAAAATGCTACAGAGTATATTAAGACTATTTGTTATCCCGCAACTTTTAATCATGCACTTAAGACAGTAGCAAGAGAGAGATTAAATAACGGGTCTACTAAGAGCTATACTATTAAAGAATATCTAAATCGTTTTGAAAGTATTCAAAAAGAAATGATGTCAATGACTACATTAGATCAATAAAAACGTCCGCCTATACGTTATTAATACCTGGCAAATAATAATAAATTAAATTAGTTATGGCAAAAAATGTTGTAATATCCTTATCTGGAGGGATGGATTCCTCTACCTTACTACTCAGATGTTTAAAAGAGTATGACAGTGTAACTGCAATATCTTTTGATTACGGTCAAAAGCATAGAGTAGAGCTTGAAAGAGCACAATCGTTAGTTGAGTACTTAAATGATAATGGTAACAGTATCAAATACCAAGTAATTAAACTAGACGGATTAGTTAACTTACTAAATTCAGCTTTAACTGAAGGCGGAGCAGATGTACCGGAAGGTCATTATGAAGAGGATAACATGAAAGCTACAGTAGTACCTAATAGCAACAAAATATTTGCTTCTTTAGTTCAAGCAGTAGCACTATCAGAAGCAATGGCTAATGGCAATAACACAGATATTGCGTTAGGTATTCATGCTGGAGATCATGCAGTATATCCGGACTGTAGACAAGAGTTTAGAGATGCAGATGACAATGCCTTTAGGTTAGGTAATTGGGAAGCAGACAAGGTAGGGTACTTTACTCCCTATTTAGATACAGACAAATTTGGAATATTAAAAGATGGACAGAAATTGGTTAAAGAGCTCGGAATTGGGTTTAATGATGTTTACGAACGTACTAATACATCCTATAAGCCATATCCTAGCGGTAATAGCGACTACAAATCAGCATCATCTGTTGAAAGGATCGAAGCATTTATCTTGTTGGGTGTGGATGACCCTGTACAGTATGAGGATGAAACTGGAGAAGTTGAATACGGTATTGCAAAAGCACATGTAGAGAAGTTATTAACAGAGCATGCAGCTGTAAAAGGAGACGCTTAATAAGATATGAAAAACCACCAATCAACTAACGGAAATAACCAAGTAAATCAGGCTAGGAATACGTTTAATGATAATGTATCCAAATTACAGATTTTAGGTTCTTCTAAAAAAGTCGCTTGGGACAGTAAAAGACGTCACCGATCGATTTAGAAAGGATGGGGGATTAGCTCAGCTGGCTAGAGCGCCTGCCTTGCACGCAGGAGGTCATCGGTTCGACTCCGATATTCTCCACAAATACTATATTATATG